AGATTGCCAAGCATTTGTGACAAGTAATTTCCAATAGGTAAACCATCAACACTTTCAATAATGTTGTCCAATAGTGTCAATGTATGTTTACACTTTATATACTTACGAATGCACGCTTTACTTACCCACTGCTTAACAGATGGGTAAAACTTCCTTACGTCCATTTGTAAGTAATACGTAGGTTGATCATCTCTTATGGATTTTTGTATCCGTCTTCTAGCATCTGACGTACCTCTACCTTTTAAAGATTGGTAAGTGTCACGTATTAATGAACTTCTCCAACGTTCACCTACAATCTGCATAATAGCGTGATGTACAACTCGGTCAGGAAAGTAAGGTAATACGTGTATGACACGTAGTTTTTTACCTTCCATACGCTCCATAACAATGTACTCACTTGTAGTAAACTCACCTCTTATAAGCTGCCCTTGTAACTGAGCTATGTGCAAATCCACATTCACGTTTACTGCTTTAACTTCGTCGTAATGACTTTTACCTTTAGACGCATTCATGTGTGCGTCTTTTAAGTTGTCAAAATCTACAATCAAATCAAATACATTATTAAGTCGTTTCATAATGCCTCTGCTATACAGCGCCCAAGCATTTCACGGGTTACGTTACTAAGCTTTTGTGGGATGCGTTTTCGCTTTTCAGCACGATCGTCTGTTTTCCATATACCTATAGCAAGCTGCCTGGCGATGTTGCGATTCCGATTCCCTGACGAATTATTCGTGTTGACATAAGACGGACTGGAATTCGTACCATTGTTCGCATTCCTACCTACATGCGTTTATTTAGCGTCCCTGCTCAACAGACAAACCGTTCGTTTTTACATTCACATCTCCTTAGAGGTTAATATTATTTACACGATAGCAAGCCGCCCGGCGACGTAGCGAAGCCGACCCCCCGACAAAAAACTCGCGGCGACACAAGACGGACCGGCAGACGCACCAGCAACCGCACGCCCCCCTACAAGCGCTACACGCCATCCAGAATTTCTATATAGATAATCTGCAAAAGCAGTGCTTGAATTACCACCTATATCAGACGGAACATCACCTAGCGTTTGATGTTGCACATTACGAATGTAACCATTGGACGCTGGTGCAGGTTCACCGATCAAGCCGTAACCTGTCGCCGTGTTGTCCGCAAACAGAACTGAATCGTTGCTTACGTAAAACTGTTGATCATTAATATTCCAGCCGTCACACCACTGCCAAGCATTACCCCAAAAGTTTTCAATGCCTCGATAAGATAGCCACGCTGTGTCGCGTGTTGAACTGTTTACACCACCGGAGCCATTACCAGCAGTATCTGACTTACCCGAAACACTGTGTGGTGAATCAGTTTGTTTACTAGAACTTCCAGGGTAACCACTACTGACATACACGTTGCCATCTGTCAAAGCAGCTTGGCCATTGAACGTACCGTACTCAACAAAGAACAGTAGCTTTACCGCTTGCAACTGCCAAAAAGCCCATTGGCTCCAACCTTCACCTTTGTTACTTGCAAGAGTACGGAACTGGTCGCGTGTTAAACCAACCATAGGGTACTTACCCGACACACTTGCAAGAGTATCTGTCGCAGTGTCTACACGACTGTCGTTGTTATCTAGGTTTAAGCCGTCAATATGTGTGGCACCACTTGCACTGTACACACTGGCTTGATACGCGCCAATGTAAGTAACAGACTTTTCGCCTGTATTGCCAAAGTAGTGCCACATGCCTACAGACTGGTCGTACTGCAATGTTCCGCCAATAGCAAAAGCTGGATGCACAACAAATCCTGATTGGTGAACTTCGCTAATCTCTCGCTTGTATTTACCGTTGAGCAGTTTGGAAATGCGTACATAGAACTTAGGAATCTCAACCATCACTTGCCCGTCACCACCGGTGATGTCGGCAGGCGTACCATCTGCTTTTAAGTTGCTGTCGTTGGGATCAAGATAATAAGCGACTGTCTTATCATCACGCACAACACAACGGCGCATAGCTTCATGGATCGGGGTAATGCCTGATGTAAATCTATCACGGCTATAGTCATCACTTACACTATCCCAAACCATATTGGCACTTAGTCTAGGTTCGTATTGTGTGTGTGGGTCAGGTAGTGCAACGTGGTCTGATACGGCAGTGTCAGCAGCGCCCGCCGCGTCGAAGCCCAGCGAGTTAATACCATCAAGCGTATCCGCATCAATATTAAGGGCGTCAATATCTGCTTTTGTTTGATCTGCCGTGGCACCAGATTCAACAGTGTCCAGCTTAGTCTTATCAGCTCCAGACAGAAAACCTTTTGCGCTAGTCGTGGCTAAGGGATGGTCATTTGTAGCCTCGTGATCACTTACAGCCTGCCCAATCTCGGCAGTGGTGTTAATAGCAATTCCCGTAAACTTACTCTGAATCTTACGCATAGCCCGCGTAAAAATAGTGGCCGTCTCAATATCCCCCTGGCTCATCTCCGGGAAGCTGTCAGGCACTGTGAAGCCGGTGCCAATGGCGTAGACAACGCCGGAAGCTGTTGTGCCCGCATACGGCGCTGACAGCGTGATCTGGGTATCGGAATCAACCGAAGCCACGTCATACATCACGCCATCGCCAGCAACGGTGAACGAGTCTCCTGCGGTGACGTTTGCGAGCCATAGGGTGTTGGTGCCTGTGACTGTGGCGCTGCCGTTTGTAACGGTTGCTGTGCCTGTTTTGTACTGAGACATACTAATTTTCCTTATTTATTCGCCAACGGCAAGCCAGTTTAGCACGCCCGAAGCAATTATTTGAGCGCTGCTAAGTGTGTAATCAAAACTTAGGTAGTTGTAAGAGTTGGAAGCGGTGGTGCTGTTAGTGAGTAGTTTACGGCTGCGGATGGTCGCACTACCATTTTTTAATGCTAGTCGCACTGTTCCCTCTCCGAAAAATCCTTCAGCGTTCATTTCGCCCTCAAGAGCTGAAACATTATAGGACGCCTCATTGTTATTGGTTATCGTTGTAAAACTGCTAATGCTTCCGTCTGACGTGTAGTAATAAGAGGGGCCGTCTGAGTACCTATTTCTGGCGTAGGTGCCGCTGAGCCCATCAACATCGTGGGCAACATCAACTGTGTAATCAACTTCATATACGTTGTAGCCAGAGGGGGGGGTGTATGTCGGCAAAAGCAGAGGTAAATATTCCGTCTCGTCATAAGCATCGCCTGACACGGGTCCGGCATTTGACACTACCGCCGATGTATATTCATAGGTTGCCCCGCCCACTGAGAAAGTTCCACCAGCGTCCTCTGCATAAAATTCAACTTTTATGAACCACAAACCTGATGTTAGACTTATAGAACGGGAGTCCGATACACTCGAAAACGTGGCTCCAATATTCTTGGTCTGGTAAGTTGACCAAGTATAAGTTCCACCAGATGAAGTGGCATATCCTATACGCCACAAGACGCGCCGGTAATAATAGTTAGGCGCTGTTCCGGTCCCCCTTGAAGAGCTCATTGAAACCTTAACATCTACATAATTTGTATTTTCTGGCGTTTCTGCCACCCCGCCTGAGCCCGCTATGTTTACAGCCACTGAGCCGCTTGCAGAACCCAGCTGTAGATTTGAGATAGCCTCAAACTGCCAGACACCCGCAGATACTTCACTCAAGCTCCTGGCTTGGCAAGACCAAGTTTGAGACTGATTAGAAAACTGTGGCAGGTATGTCGGTACCGTGTTAGGACTAACCTGAATTTTAGGCGCTGAAGACCAATACCCGGGAAGCGTTACTATGTCACCGGTATTTGCTGTGCCGGCCTCAGTTCTGGTTAAAGATTTGAACAGCTTGTAATCACCGGCAAACTTTTTGTAGGTTTCAACCACGCCGTTGCCCAGATTATCGACATCAATTACAACATAATCTGCATCAGTCAATACTCCGCCAACCTGAACGCGAGTGTCAGCCCACAGGTTATCACCGGTAAGCTGTACGTTTCCGCTAAAGCTGCCCCCAGCCGCAAGTAAATCACCACTAAACGTACCACCAGCACCGTTTAAATCGCCCCCAAACGTAGCATTACCAGCCCCATCAACACTAAAGTTATCAGTATCAATAACAAGCTGAGTGCCGTTGAAGTCTACGAAGTTGTCAGCAGCCCCGCCAAACCTGAACGTCCCGGTACTATTTAGATTTCCAAGCTCATCAATCGTCAACTCGTCATTGGTAAAAGTTGACGCCTCAAGGTCGCCTTGGAAGTAGGCGTTCCCAAGCTCGTCTATTGAGAAAGTCACTCCTTGCGTGTCGAATGCCCACATTAAGGCGGCATACGGCACACCGTCCCGAGTTAACCCAATAGGGCCTATGCCTGCCTGTATTTGCGGATTGTTAATGTCATCGACAGCACGGATCACGCCTTCACTTGTGATTGTCTCAGTAGCATTTATAACGCCGCCGGTTAGCTTGGGAACGGCAAGGCTCTCGATCCTAGTAGAGGGTATTGCGTCACCTGCCAAGTTCGCCTCAATAAACGCCCGATCAACAGGATCAATCTCATAAGCCCATCCACTCAGCCCGGTAATATCCACGCCGGTTTTGGTAGTGACCGCAAATTCTGCGCTGGTGTTCGTGCCTGTCTTGCCAAACAGATCAAAGGGCCGGAGCCTGACATAGTAGGTTTCGCCCTGGGTCAGCCCTGTGGCCACATAGCTGTTGTCCGATACCGTGGCTGTCGGGCTTGTCACATCAGGGTCAAAGCCTTGCGTTTGGCTGACCCATATATCAACGCCTGCAAAATCCAGATCATCGGGGCGCAGATAGCTGATCTCGATCACGCTGAAGCCTGGCACTACTGAGAGTGCGGCTAAGGGTTCGGGGGCGGTGTTGGATACGTCAAGCTTTGCAGGCCGATCGCTGATCCCG